ACCTAGATAAACCTTTATCCCCGCTTTCACACAAACCCTTAACAACTATTCTGGCTGTATCTGGGTATAAAGTAGTATCCTCCGGAAATTATAAAATAGTGTCATCTTTATCTAAACCACTCATAGTTTCTTATGATAACTCTATAAGAACTTATGTTAAATCTCAAGCAACAGCTTTTAACTAAAACTAACAGGAACCATTATGGCAACATTTAATAAATTTGACTCTTTTGTAGAAGCTCTTTCTGAAAAAGTTCATAATTTAGGGGCAGATCAGCTTACTGTAGCTCTTTCTAATACAGCCCCAGTAGCAACTAATACAGTTCTTACCAACATTACTGAAATTACCTATACCAACTTATCAGCTAGAAACATAACTACCTCTACTTCTGCTCAAACCTCTGGTTTATATAAACTGGTTGTTGCAGATTTGGTATTAACAGCTACTGGAGCTGTAGGTCCGTTTAGGTATGTTGTTCTCTATAATAATACAGCTACAAACAAGGAACTTATCGGTTGGTATGACTATGGTTCCTCTATCACCCTAGCAACTGGTGAAACATTTACCCTGGACTTTGACCAAACTAACGGCGTTCTTACTCTTCAATAAGGTATTATCATGATTATATTTTCTGATGATTCAGGACCAGTTCAATGGCCTTCTTCAGACTCTCATGATCCACTCTCTAAAAAATATTATTACATAAGCTATAAACCTGAAACAAGAGTTAATAGTAAGGCTTATATAAAAGATGTAGATATAGTGGTTCCTCCTGTATTTAATGGTTGTATGTATTATTGTGTAAGTGGGGGGATCTCTCTCCCCACTACCCCCACATTTACTACTGAAGAGGGAAAATTTTTAGATGACGGTGATGTGAGGTGGAAGACCTTAGCATATTCAGCAAAACTTTTAGATGGGGATCAAATAACTTTATCTACATGGACATCCTCTATAGGGGTGACACTTTCAGATACATCTTCTATTATAAACGGGATAACAACTCTCTGTAAAGTAGATTCAGTCCCCTTAAATACTAAAAAAATAACCGTTACTAATCATATTACCATCACCCGTTCTACAGGTAAAATAGAAGAGTTTGAAAAGAGCTTAGTAATACCAATTAAAGAGCTTTAAACAGTCTAAAACTATAGGAGATAAATATGTTTGGAATAGATGATGCTATATCCGCAGGTAGTGATTTAATAAAAACAATCGTAAATAAGATAGCCCCTGATGCTAATATAGAGGTTCAGGGAAAGATTGAAACGGCTCTAAGAGAACTTCAATCTATACATGAAAAAGAGATGTCTCAACTAGATATTAATAAAACTGAGGCTCAACACCCCAGTGTATTTGTAGCTGGATGGAGGCCTTTTATTGGTTGGGTTGGGGGAATGGGCTTAGGCTACGAATTAGTATTTAAACCTGTATTCAATGGAATTTTAATGTTTTTTGGGGTTGTTTCTCCATTTGCAGGAATAGATATTAATCTCCTACAAACTATGATAGGTGGGTTGTTAGGTTTAGGATTAGCAAGAAGCTATGAAAAGACTAACAATGTAGATACTAAAAAAATGGTGTTAAGATAACAACTAGCTACCCCAGGAGATTGTGTTTATATTACACAGCCCCCCTGGGGACTATGGGTAAATAATTTATGGAAGAAACTAAAAAGAACATTGTAACTATACCGTATAAGTTTATACCTAGGGTTTATCAAAGGGAATTGATGTCTGCTGTAGATGGTGGATATCGTAGGGCTATTGCTGTATATCATCGTAGGGCCGGTAAGGATAAAACTATGTTTAATATAGTTATAAAAAAGGCTTTACAGAGAAGAGGTGTTTATTACTACTTCTTCCCAGAGTTTGCTCAAGGTAGAAGGGTTATATGGGATGGTATAGATGGATCTGGATTTAAATTTTTAGACCACATACCCGAGCAGTTAATACAGTCTAAAAACAGTACTGATATGAGAATAGAACTTACTACTGGTAGTGTTGTTCAGATTCTTGGTACTGACAAATTTAATAAGGTTCGCGGATCTAATCCTGTTGGGTGTGTATTCTCGGAGTTTGCCTTTCAAAACCCAAAAGCATGGAACATTGTAAGACCTATCTTAGCCGAGAATGGTGGGTGGGCAATCTTCAACTCCTCTGTTAATGGAAAGAACCATTTTTATGATATGTATCAGATGGCTCTTAGAAATAAAAACTGGTTTGTACAAAATTTAACAGTAGAGGATACTCTAGATGAGAATGGTGAAAGATACGTAAAAGACGAAGTAATCCAAGAAGAAAGAGAGGCTGGGATGTCTGAGGAAATGATTCAGGCAGAGTTTTATAACAACTGGTCTTCTAATTCTCAAGGCTTTTATTATCTTACTATTTTAGAAGATTTGGAAGCTAAGGGACATGTGGGTAGAGTACCCCATGACCCCAGTGTAGCTGTAGAAACATGGTGGGATATAGGAGTAGGAGACTATACCTGTATCTGGTTTACCCAAACCTTTGGTAAAGAAGTCAGTGTAGTAGATTTTTATCAAGGGAATAATAGAGGTATAGACCACTACGCTAAAGTTATCCAAAGTAAGCCGTATGTTTACAGATCCCATAATTTCCCCCACGATATTAAAAACACTGAGTTTGGTTCTGGAAGAACACGCCTAGAAACTGCTGAAGAGTTGTTTAAAGGGACTAGAGTAGGTTGGGTTAATAAGATGGGAAGAGAGGATGGCATTAATGCTGTTAGAATGATCTTACCACAATGTAGGTTTGATAAACAAAACTGCTTAGCAGGGTATGATGCATTAAAGAATTATAGAAAAGAGTGGGATGATAAGAATCAAGTGTTTAGAAATATCCCTGTTCATGACTGGGCTAGTGATCCCGCTGATGCCTTTAGAACATTAGCTGTAGGTATTACCATGCCAAAGGCAAGAAGTTTCAAGAGCGATCATATGAAATCCTCTCTAAACGTAAAAAGAAAAAACTGGAAAACTGCCTAACCCCTCAAGACAGTTACCTAACTAATTCAGCACACTTAAAAGGTAAAAGATTAATATGGCTAAAGACCCAATAAAGGAAAGAGCACTAGCAGACAGTAATTGGTTACGATATGAATCTGCTCTGCATAGAGGTCATCAAGAGTACCAACATCAGGCAAAACTTTGTGAAAACTTTTACTTAGGTGCAGGTAGGCAGTGGACCCAAGATGATGTAAAAGCTTTAGAGGAAGCAGGTAAACCATACTTAGAAGAGAATATAATCTTTTCTACAGTTAATACTGTTTTAGGATATCAAACTCAATCTAGGATGGATATATCTTATAAACCTAGAGAGGTAGACGATCAAGATATATCTGATATCTTAGCTAAAATAAGTATGTATTTAACCGATCAAAATAAATATCCCTGGAAAGAGAGCCAAATGTTTGCAGATGGCCTTATCCAGCAAAGAGGTTATTTAGATATTAGAATGAATTTTAATGATAATATTAATGGGGATGTGGATATTAAAGTTCTAGACCCATTAAATGTTATCCCTGATCCTGATGCATCCTCTTATGACCCAGATGACTGGGCAGATGTTACTATTCTTAGCTGGATGAGTCATGAAGATATTAAAGAAATTTATGGTTTAAATAAATGGCGCAGTTTAGAAAAATCTTTTGAATATAGAATGTCTGGGCTAGAATCTGAACCTGATTTCGGGACTGGAACATTTGAACAGGAAAGAAATAAATTTGGTAATACAAACAATTTCTCCTCCTTCTTTGTAGATCCATCAGATACTAGACACACTAGAGTAATAGATAGACAATATTGGAAAATAAGTAACCGAGAGTTCTTTGTAGATTTAAAAACTGGAGATCTTTACCCTGTTCCAGATACTATGTCTCCAAAAGAAAAAGCTGTAACTAAAAGACAAAACGGCTGGGATATTATTAAAAGGGCTGTAAAGCGTATTCGTTGGACTGTTACTACAAGAGATGTCGTTTTGTTTGATGAATGGAGCCCATATTCTCATTTTACCATAATACCTTACTTCCCTTATTTCAGGAGAGGTATCACTGTAGGAATAGTAGACAATCTTATTAAAACACAAGAGATGTTAAATAAGGTATATTCTCAAATACTACATGTAGTTAATACCACTGCTAATTCTGGCTGGATAGTTGAAGAGTCTTCCCTTGTTAATATGGAGACAGAGGATCTAGAAGAGAAAGGTGGTCAAACAGGTTTAGTATTAGAGTATAAAGCAGGTAGAGCAAAACCAGATAAAATTGAACCAAATCAAATACCAACTGGTCTAAAAGATTTAGTAACAACTTCTGTAGAATTATTTAGAATTATATCTGGAGTAAGTGAAACTTTTCAGGGTGGTAAAGGTCCAGAGGTTTCTGGTACTGCAATACAAAGTAGGGTGCATCAATCAGCTATTCAATTAGCCTCCCCCATTGATAATCTTTTTAGAACTAGAAATATGGTTGCTGAAAGATTATTAGAATTAATCAGGTCTTTTTACACACAAGAAAGAACTTTTATTATAGTGGGACCTAATAAAAGAGGTACTGGAGAAGAGCAAGAAAGTGTAACCATTAATCAGGTTGACCCGAATGATGCATCTAGGCTTATTAATGATGTTACAGTTGGCAAATATGATGTTGTTATAGCAGATATACCCACTCAAATAACCTTCCAAAATGCTCAGTTTAGTCAAGCGTTAGAATTAAGAAAATTTGGTGTTCAAATACCTGATGATGAAATGGTTCTAATGAGTACCCTATCTAGGAAGAATGAAATTGCTAAAAAGATCTCTGGACAGTTAACCCCTGAGATGCAACAACTTCAAGATGAGAAAGCTAAACTAGAGGTTGATAACTTAAGAAAGACGGTAGAATCTTTAGAAGCTAGAGCTAAAGCTGATGAAAGTAAAACATTAAAAGACATCTCTGAAGTAGCCACCTTAATATCTCAAAACCCTAAACTAGCCTTGGTAATGGACTCTATTTCCGCCTCAATTAGTAAGGAAGTAGATGAAGGTGAAGGTGAAGCTGATGATGCTAAGGAGGACCCCTCTACTAGTAAACCTGTATTAGGTGATACTGCATGAATTATCTACAAAGATACCAACAACTCCTTGGATTAAACCCCGATGGAGTAATTGGTCCTAATACTGCTAGCGCTATGATGAAAGATCTAGGGATTACTAATAAGCTATTATTTGCACATGCTATGGGACAAGCCCAACATGAATCGGCTAACTGGACCTTCTTTAGAGAAAACTTAAATTATAGTTATGATAAATTATTAAAGATATTTAAAAAATATTATGATAGCCCACTAGCCCAGGCTCATGCTAATAAGCCGGTCTTAATAGGAAACCATGTTTATGCAAATAGATTAGGAAATGGTCCAGAGTCTAGTGGGGATGGCTACAGAAATAGAGGTATTTTTGGTCTGCAATTAACTGGGGCCACTAATATAAAAAAATTTTTTAAAAGTATAGGGGTTCCAGAAAACACTGACCCAGATTCTTTAAAAGATGATGTACGAGCTTACTTCAAGGCTATTTTTTTCTGGTTTAAAGATAATGATGCTGAGAGATATTGTACAGATACGTCCTTGTCTACTATTGATAAAGTAGGCAAAAAGGTTAACAGGGGTAATGTATTATCTACTACCCCGTTAGCCTTAAACAATAAAGAAAGAAGGAAATACACACTAAACATGTTTAAAGCCTTAAAACTATAAAGTTCTCTGTTACTTACTAACAGTGTTTCCCGTAATTAAAAACGATACTTAAAAAGGATAAAATAAAATGGCAGATCAAAATTTTGATGATAACGACGATCTAGATACTATTATAGATAGAGGAGATTCTTTTATTCCAAATGAAGATGAAGATGAAGAGGTTGATGATTCTCTAGAAGAAGAGGAAGGCGACACTGATGATTCTGAAGAGGAAGAAGAGGAAGAAGAAATAATCCCTAAACCTAAAGAACCTAGAATACCTAAACATAGGCTAGATGAGGTCTTAAGTCAAAGAGATGAGGCTAGAGATAGGCAGTTGTGGTTAGAAGAACAACTAGAAAAACTGATAGCTCTTCAGACTAAAAAAGAAGAAGTTATAGTTAAGCCATCGTACGATTTCTCTAGTGCCGAGGAAAAATATATTTCCTTAATCATTGAAGGGGAAACGGCACAGGCCAGCAAATTAAGGACAGAAATAGATAAAGAAAGAAAGGCGGAGATGATGAATCTGATTGAAAGTATAAAAACTGAATCAGAATCAAAAGTTAAAGTTGAATCTACTAAGGCTGTAGAGATAGAAAGATTTAATAGTTTAGTAGAAACATTTAAAACTAAACATACTTTTCTTGATGAAGATTCTGATGATTATAATGAAGAGGCTGTAGACACTATTAATACTCTTACAGCGGGTTATATATCTTCTGGAAAAACTAGATCTGAATCTTTAAGACTAGCTGTTAATAAAGTTGTTCCTATGTATAATAAAGAAGATACTGGTTATAAACCATCTAAATCTTTATTAGGAAAACAAAGAGCTCAGGAAGCTGTTAAAAAGGCTGCATCTGCATCTAATAAACAACCTCCACAAAATAACTCAACAAAATCTTCTGGGAAATCAATAGACCCAAGTAAGATAGATGTAACAAAAATGTCGGAAAGGGATTTTAATAATTTAACAGAAAGAGAAAAGAGAATTCTTAGGGGTGATTAATAGTGAATAGTGCACAAGATAAAGCAATAGATAAGATAGCTAAGACAGATATTAGTATGCCAGCCTGGGCTGTAGCGACAGTAGGCATTTTAAACGCCTTAGTAACTATTGTTTTAGCCCTGGGTATTAATATAGGGGATATTGTTGATATTGGTGTTCGAAGTAAAATTGATAAAGAAAAGAAACAGATAGAGATTAGAGGGGATCTAGAAAAAACTGCTACTCAAGCCTTATCTGAAGTGTTAATAAAACAAATAGATAATACTTCTAGTTTAAAGCAGCTAGAGATTCAAAAACAAATTGAGAGTCTGCGTAAAGAGGTAGAATTACTTAGAAAAACAGACTACAATCGTAAGTACTCACGTTAAGAGTATATTATTATTTTGGAGACAGTATGGCTATAATTTTAGAAAATATTCCACAAAAGGCAACTGTTGTATTCACTAAGAACGGTCAACCTGGAACTGTTGATGGCGCACCTGTATGGGATATGGTTCCCCCAGATGCAGCTTTAATGACGGTTGCAGCAGACGGTATGAGTGTAGATATCAGTTGGGTTAAAGAGGGTACAGCAACCCTTACTGTTAAAGGTGACTCGGACCTGACTGAAGGCGTAGTAGATGTTATTGCTACTGCTGATTTAGTGTTTCCTGCATCTACAGTTGGTGCTGACGCTGCTACAATCCAGTTCACTAACGTATAATGAGTGCGGCAACAGATTTTCTTTCTGAATTAAATGTTGCAAAAAACTTTGAAGATTTGAGGGTATTAGGCTATTCTGAGTATTTATCTCTGCCTAATTTAAGCCCTGAAGAAAGATTTGAAGTTCAAGAGGGCTTAACATTTTCTTCAGATAGAGTAGCTAAACTAGTATCTGTTATGCAATCGTTATCTGTATTGATTGAAGACGGATATCCATTAAGAGAACAACAAACAGCCGAAGAAGCAGTGATTAGACTATTAAAAAGCAAGTTAGATGCTATGCAAATTGCTTATAATGAGTTTGATGCTTCTACTAGAGCTGAGATAATTTTCACTACAGTATAATAAATCTAGGTGACTACTACCTGTGGAAGATATCCACTAGTCTGGAGATCCCGGACGGCCTGTAAGGCTTAAGTGTAGTTTTTTATAACTACTTAATTTTAAATAGGTATTAGATGTTAAATAAAATATTATTGATATTGTTAGCTGTTTTTTCACAAACATTGTTCGCTAAACAAATAATTATAACATCCGATATAACCCCCCAAGATGTTACTCATTGTGGGATCTACATAGACTCTAAATTTAAAACAGAGATATCTGTAGACCTAGAAAAAAGATGTAACATAGATTTACCACAAATATTTCCACAAGGCGTTCACAGTATAAAAGCAACATATATAAACTATGATGCAAACAATATAAGAACAGAGTCTAAAGATTTTTCCAATATTATTTTAGTATACAGAGTAAACCTCTCCAACACTACTTGGTGGTTTTCTGGGGATCAAATAATATGTGTGCTTGGTATGTGTGAGAAAACCATCCCAAAATAAACTTCGTTTATCTATACGACAATAGATCGGCCTACTCTCCGTTATGATAAAAATGATATTTAAAAATTAAAATGAAGGAAGAAGAAAATGGCTTTGACCAATTTCGCAGCTCTGACCCCAGAGCAAAAAACAGTATGGAGTCGTGACCTCTGGAAATCCACCCGTGATATGATGTTTATCAACAGGTTCACTGGTGGTCCAGATAGCGTTATTCAACGTATTACCGAATTGACTAAAACAGAAAAAGGTGAGAGGGTTAATAATAGCTCTCTAGTGACACCGTAAACACATTAAATTCTTTTTATTGCTGGAAGTACCTTAGAGCTTTTAAAACTACAACATAGTCGTGAAATAAGGCAAGTGTGAATGTTAAAAATTTAAAAGATTGGTTAATCAGCAGGGAAGTTCCGAATTAGGAAAACCTTCAACGACTATCCCGTAAGGGAGTAAGGCTAGTGCCTGAAATGGAGAACAATCAATGAAAATTTGTAAGAACTGTAATAATTATTTACCATTAGATATGTTTTATAAAAATAATCACATGGCAGATAACAGATTAAATAGTTGTAAAATATGCTGTAGGGTTAATAAAAATAAAGACTCTGCTGTTAAGGCAACTAAAAAGTACAGGGCTAAAGAAGAAAATAAATTAAAAATTATAGAGTATAAGAAAAAGTATCACAAAGAGAATAGAGATGCCATTTTAGAAAGAATGAAGGAGTGGCATAGGATAAATA